TACTGCTGGTGCTTTACTTATTGCTGATGGTACAAACTTTAACCCTACTGTAGTAGGTGATCTATCAGAGATTAGTACAGTAGCTAACGATGACGTGTTTTTAGCTATTGACACATCTGGTGGTGGTCTTAAAAAGATTTCACGTAGTACAGTTGTAGCTGGTCTTGCTACATCTGGCGCAATATCTAATGTAGTAGAAGACACCTCACCACAGCTAGGTGGTAATTTAGACCTTAATGGTTCTGACATTGTTACTACCTCTAATGCAACTCTTGATCTAGCTCCTAATGGAACAGGTACAGTTGTTGTAAGGGGTAACACTAATTCAGGTGCCGTTGTATTTAACTGTGAAAGTAACAGCCACGGTCAAAAGGTATATGGTCAACCACACTCAGCAGGTGTTACAAACACTTTAATGTTACCTGCAGGTGCTAACTCAACTCTTGTGTCACTTGTGTCAACAGATACACTAACTAACAAAACACTTACATCTCCTGTAATTAACACAGGTACATTTGGTACATCTATTCTTCCTGTAAGTGCAGACGGAACAACACTAGGTTCTGCTTCTAAAGAATTTTCAGACTTATTTCTTGCAGACTCTGGTACAATTCAATTTGGTAATGATCAAGACACAATATTAACTCACACAGATGGCACAGGATTAACTTTAAATTCAACAAATAAATTATGCTTTAATGACGCTTCGCAATTTATTCAAGGTGCAAGTGCAACAGTATTAGATATAGCTGCTACAGATGAGATAGAATTAACTGCCACACTTATTGATGTTGTTGGAAATTTAGCAGTTTCTGGTACAACAACTATTTCTGGAAACTTAGTATTTGGTTCTGCTACGGTTACAGAAGCACAATTAGAAATTTTAGACGGTGCAACAGTCACTACAACAGAACTAAATATAATAGATGGTGGTACTTCTGCTACATCAACTACAGTGGCAGATGCAGACCGTGTTGTTATGAATGATAATGGCACTATGGTTCAAGTAGCTGTAACAGACCTTGCTGCATACTTTGACGATGAAATAACTGCAATGCCTAACCTTGTAACTACAGGAGCATTAAATTCAGGTAGTATAACATCTGGGTTTGGTACTATTGATACTGGTTCTTCTGCTATTACTACTACAGGTCTTATTTCTGGTGGTTCATTAGACATTGACAACGTACTTATTAATGGTACAACTATTGGTCACACAGATGATACAGATTTAATAACTGTTGCAAATGGTCTTGTTACAGTTGCAGGTGAAATATCTGTAACTACTTTAGACATTGGTGGTACTAATGTAACTTCTACTGCAGGAGAACTAAATCTACTAGATGGTGACACTTCTGTTGGTAGTTCAATAACAATAGCAGATGCTGATGGCTTTGTAGTTAATGATGGTGGAACAATGAAGACTATTCCAGCAACAGATTTAAAAACTTATGCTAGTGGTAGTTCAGCCACTAAAGGTTTTGCTATTGCTATGGCAATCGTGTTCGGATAAAGGGAAAGATAAATGACCGTAATAAACTTAATTAATGTATCAAGTATTACTCCTACGACAGTAGCTGGTGCAATAACAACAAGTAGGGCAAGTATTATTGACGTGGCTGCAGATAAAGTAGCCAAAGTAAATACACTTATTATTGCAAACATTGATGGTACAAATGCTGCTACTGTTACTGTTGAGGTAAGTATAAATAATGGCTCTAGCTACGTACCCATAGCTAGTACAGTATCTGTACCTGCTGATGCAACTTTAGTTGTTGTAGGTAAAGACAATGGGTTCTACTTAGATGAAGAAGATATTCTTGCAGTTACAGCTTCTGCAAACAGTGACTTAACTTATTTGTGTAGCTTTGAACTTATGGATGATGCATAACAATGGCAAGACGTAACGGTGGCTTTATTGGTACTGATGGATTAGATGCACCTGATCCACCAACAGGTGTTAGTGCTTCTGGGGGTGATGCACAGGTAAGTGTAGCATTTACTGCTCCTACTGATACAGGTACTTCTGCTATCACAGGTTTTGTTGCACAGGTTAGTACAGACGGTACAGCTTATAGTGCAGGTTCTGGTACAGGTACGTCTTCACCTATTGTTGTGAGCAGTCTTACTAACGGTACTGCAGCTACAGCTAAAGTATGGGCTATAAATGCTTACGGTACATCTTCCCCTAGCGATGCTAGTGACAGTTTTACTCCTGTTGCATCTATAGGTTTGTTTGGAGGTGGAGTATCACAAGTAACAATAGAACAAATTAACATTACTACTGAAGGTAATTCATCTGATTTCGGTGACTTAACAGTAGGTACTTATGGGCGTAGAGCATTAGGGTCTGAAACAAGAGGTGTGTGGGGCGGTGGTGAAGATGATACAGGAAAGCTAGATGTAATAGACTATGTAACCTTTGCATCTGCTGGAAACGCCACTGATTTTGGAAACTTAACAGATGATCGTCAAAAGGCAGCTTCCTTTTCAAACTCTACTAGGGGGATTTGGGCTGGTGGTGATGGTGGAAATACTGTAATAGATTATATTACTATAGCATCTGCTGGTAATGCAACAGATTTCGGAGACCCCACTCAGTACGTTTATGGTTTATCTGGATTAGCATCTGCTACGAGAGGTGTATATGGTGCAGGATATTTTGGTGGTAATTTCTCAAATAAAATAGATTATATTACGATAGCTTCAACAGGTAATGGATCAGACTTTGGAGACTTAACACAAGCAGCAGGGTCAAGTGGTAATAGTGCGGTAGCCTCATCTACTAGAGGGCTTTTTGCTGCTTATGAGACTTCTGGTGGAGCATCAAATGTTATAGATTATATCACTATAGCCTCCACAGGCAATGCCACAGACTTTGGTGATCTTACGGATGCAAGACATACTAGCGGTGGAGTATCCTCATCTATTCGTGCCGTATGGGGTCCGGGTTCAGATGCAAGTCCATCTAATGTTATGGATTTTGTTACAATAGCCACCACAGGTAACGCTGCAGACTTTGGCGATATGCAAGTATTAAACAATGAGTTTGGAGCTTGTTCTAACACTCACGGAGGACTAGCCTAATGCCCAACTATAATGGTGTATGGAGCCTCTCAACACATCTTCAGTATGTTAGTGATTGGCCTGTTCCACCAGCCATAGCAATTATAGCGGGTGGAGTAGCTAGTGGTGGAAGGTCAAATGTAATTGACTTTTTAGTTGTATCTACTGCAGCTAATGCTACAGACTTTGGGGATTTGACTACTATACGTGACGGTGTTGCAAGTATGTCAAGTTCTACTAGAGGGGTTATTGCAGGAGGTTATAATGGATCAGCCAACGATAATGTAATACAGTTTGTCACATTTGCAACTACAGGAAATGCAAGTGACTTTGGTGATTTGTCTGATACTTTTGCACAAGGTGCTGCAGCATCAAATGAAACTAGAGGTGTTTATAGTTGTGCATTTAAAGGCGGTAATCATAATAATACAATGGAATATATAACCATAGCTTCTGAGGGTAATTCTCAAGACTTTGGTGATCTTAACATAACAAGGGCAAGATCAGGGGCTGGAAGTAATACAACTAGAATTGTTTATGCAGGAGGTAATTATACATCTACACGTTATAATACTATAGACTATTTAACTATAGCCTCTACTGGTAATGCTTCTGACTTTGGTGATTTAGTTACAGCAGGAACTTACTCATCAGGCTGCTCGTCTAGTACTATAACTTTAATTGGAATAGGCTCAACTGCGAGTGGTGCTGTTAATACAGTAGAAGATTTTGTAACTGCAAGCACTGGTAATGCTACAGACTTTGGTGATTTAAGTGTTGCAAAATCTCAAGTGGCTATGGTTTCAGGTGGTAATACTGCCCTTGCATCAGGAGGGTCTGATGCTAGTGATAATAAACTTAATGTAATTGAAAGTACTACTATAGCTTCTTCAGGTAGTTTTTCTGATTTTGGTGATCTGACTGTTGCCCGACAATTTTTAACCAGTTGCTCTTCTGGTCACGGAGGACTAGGATAATGTCATATAAACAAATGACAGGCAACATAATCTCTGCCACAAAAGTAGAACCTAGTGGTAAGTTTCAGGATGATGCAGCATCTGGTGTGTGGAACTTACAAGATCAATATGATTATGTAAGAGGCGGTAATTGGCCTACGTCTGGGAATGCACAAAGAGGTTTTTTTACTAGTCAATACATGGCTAGCGGTTCTAAATCTATTAGGTCTATTAATTTAACTACTACAGCTAATGATAATGTTGAGTTTGGGGATTTACATACACCCATTTCTAATGGCGGCTGCGGGCAATGTTCTTCCTCTACACGTGCTATACTTTTTATGGGTATAGATTCAAACAACAATAAAATAAATAATATTCAGTATTATAATATGGTTACAGCAGGTGATGGTGCTGATTTTGGAGATGCTACTACTGCAGCATATCAACCGGGTACTCTTTCTAATGGTACAAGAGCTATTAGGTCTGGGGGTGATGCTTCTGCAAATAATGTTATTGAATATGTAACTATTGATACAACAGGCAATGCTACAGACTTTGGTGATTTTGATGAAAATTCTTATGGTCAGGTAGGACTTGCATCTACAACAAGAGGGCTTTTTTGTGGGGGTTATAACGGTAGCAGCAGAAGAGATGAAATTAAATATATTACTATAGCCTCTACAGGTGATGTTACTGATTTTGGTGATCTTTTAGCAGTTAATTTAAGTCCCGGCGCACTTGCTAGTAGTACAAGAGGGGTAATAGCTGGTGGCAGTGTTAGCGGCAATGTTAATGTTATACAATACGTTACCATAGCTTCAACTGGAAATGCTTCAGACTTTGGTGATTTAACAGAAACTAAACAATCAGTTGGTGGGGCTTCTTCTAAAACACTTGGTTATTTTGCAGGGGGTACAAATGCGCCAAGTGGTGATAATACTAGAATTGAACATATAGTTATTGCATCAACAGGAAATGCAAGTGACTTTGGTGACAGTGGTGTACGGTACACTCTTGGAGGTACTGCTTCAGTTTCACACGGTGGTTTAGCATAATAACAACAAGAAAGAAAACTATGAAAGATACAATTCAAGAAACAGCATTAGCTACAACAGACCTTAACATTCAGCTTCCATCTGCGAAGCCTGAGTACAAGTCTATGTTGGCTAATATTAAAGATAAAGCTCCTGCTATTGCACAGGCTTCTACTAATTTCTACAAGTCTCACTCACAGATGATGAGTGTTACACTAGACGTAACTGCAATCACTCCTATTCGTTCTGTGAAGCACTCACTAGCTGAGATTGAGAAGACTAAAGCTGCTCTGCAAGAGGGCTACTTCAATATGAAAAAGAAAGAAGTAAAACTCAAGAAGCTAGAGCGTAAGCTAAGTATGGAGACAGACGATCTTGAGCAGGAAATGCTGGAAATAAAGATCAACGAAATGCAAGCACAAGCAGCTAGTGGTCGTGGTTATGTTGAGGCTGCTGTTCGTAAGTTAAACTTCTTTACCAACCAGTATGAAAACTTGATGAAGAAGATTGGCAAAGATGAGCTTACTGAGGCTGATTATGAGTTAGAGGAAATTAAGTATCACATTATGACCTGTATGAAACAGGCACTTAATTCTGCAAGACCACGCAACGGTGTGATTGACGAAGGTAACATGATCTACTTATTTGATCTTGGGATTAATGCAGCACAGGCACAGCTTGAAGTTATGTCATACCTTAATTGGGAAAATGAGCTTGTCAAAGAAGGTAAAGCCCCAGAGCATCATCACACTGTTCAATGGCTAGAGGCTTGTGCAGATAAGTGGGCGCATTGTCCTAGTGACTTTGCAGAGAGCCGTGGGTTTGTCATATATGATGAAACGTCTTTGACTAATACACCACAGATAGAGGATAAAACAGATGGCGTATAAAGTAGTAAAGTACAGACTAGAATCAAATGGTACGATACCTACATGGTTAAAGTTTGGTGTACCTCAAGGTACAGGTGGTATGTATTCTGTATTTGATCCTGATACAGCAAGTCCTCAAGATTGGATTATGATAGGCATAGCTGATGATGGTGCAGACATATCAGGTGCTATTGAAGAAGTTACATCTAAGGCAGACTTGCAAACATACCTGACTAATATGGCAAGTGCAAATAGTTGGACTGATCCTGATCCTAGTGACCCTGATGAAACCATTGCGTTTGATTCTGCAGCCCACGCTAAACGTGTATGGGATGACCTTGATACTTTGAACGGATAGAGTATGGATATTAACTGGACAGTAGTAACAATAGTTGGTGCTTTATTAGCTCAAGGTGCAGCTATTGTCTGGGCAGTGTCAGGCATGGTATCAGACATTAAGTACAACAAGGCTACCATATCAGAAGTACGTACAGAAAATGCTAGACTAGCTAATGATATCCATGAGAATGACGTAATGATTGCACGTATTGATGCCAATGTAGAAGCAATTAAGGAAGCATTAAATGTGGTTACGACTAATCACGCAAAGAGATAGTTAAATGATTGACCCCGTTACAGCTTTTGCTGCAGCTAATGCAGCCTTCAAAGGGGTCAAGATGCTAGTAGGTGCTGGTAGAGAGATACAGGATGTATCACAGCAACTAGGTAAGTGGTACGGTGCAGTAGCTGATATTACTAGGGCTGAGTCACAACGTAAGAAACCTACATGGTTAGATAAAGCTACACAAGGCTCTGAGAATATAGAGCAACAGGCAATGGACATTATCGTTCGTAAAAAGACATTGCTTGAGAAAGAAAAAGAAATAAAGTTTATGTTAGACTACAGGTTTGGTCTTGGTACATACGATGAAATGTTAGGGATGCGTAGGCAAATACGTAAAGAACGAGAAGAGACTATATATAAAGCTATGGAAACTAAAAGACAGATACAGAATAACTTAGCTATATGTACCCTATCGTTTCTAATCATTAGTGTATTAGGTGGGGGTATATATCTGATAGCACTAGGAATTGGTTAATGATTAATCTTGTTGTGTTACCCCTTGTATTAGCAGGGCTGTTAAGTAGACCTGAGTTTGTACAATGTCACTTAGCAAAAAGAGTTAAGATACAAAAAGAAATGGTTTGCATTTACCGTGGACCTAATGGTACAATAGGATATCACTACCCTATGTTTAAATTTAGTGAATGTCCTAACACATATATGTGCAGGTACACGCCTAACGCTAAGAAAAAAGTTAGTGTGCAAGACATACTAGACGGATTAAAAGAAGGTTTTGAATAATGGGTATGAAAAAAGAACACCAAGAATTGGTAGATAAGTATACTTTGGGTAATCCAAGGTTAAAGGCCCGTATTGAAGCAAGGGTTGCTAATCTTATGAAGTCTAAAGGTTTGTATCAAGGTGGTGTTATCAATGCTAATACAGGAGGTAGTGTTGGTGGTGGTACAGATGAAGAAAGCATTTACAATCCTTTTGGCGATGATGGTTCAGCTCAAGGTGCAGTAGATGCACAAAAAGAATATGACGACTATTTTAATTCTCTTAACTTAGTTGATTCAGGTATGCTTGTGGACGAAAACTCTGAACAAAAAGTAAAGGATGCTTTTGGTGTAGGTAATCCTTTGTATTTAACACCCCCCGTAATAGGGGGTAATATTTTAGATAACTTAATAGATTTAAGAAAAAATGCTACCACTGCTAAAAGTAATGTAACTGAGTTAAGCACAATAAATCAAACACAAAAAGATTTAACGGATACTAGATCAGCAATACAAAATTTTGGGGAGGTTAAATATCCACCTGCTGAAGGTGAAGAAGATACAAGAACAGATGAAGAAATTGCTACCTTTAAATCTTTTCAAGACCTTCAAAAAAAAGAAACAGATCTGGTAGGTAAACTTGGAGTAGACGCACAAAATCTAGCTACATCTGGTGTACCTAGTGGTACTGAAGTTAGTGCAGCAATGGCTAGCGATCCAATGTCGTTCGTACCCGAACAAACTGTTGTTAAACTTGGGGATCAAAGTGCTGATGATTTAGAAAGTCAAACTGTAGACTCTGGTTTAGCTAAGTCAACTGACCTTAATATAACAAAACTTATAACAGATTCGGGAGTAGCAGGTGTATCTTGGAACGCAGCTAAAAAGAAATTTGTCACGTCTGAAAAAGAATACACTCCTGCTGAACTTGCGTCTGAAGCAGGGCTGGATCTTAATAAATATTATTCAGAAACTGATGCAGGTACTAGCAAAGCAATTAAAAGTAATGCAGTTGAAGTTCCCGGTGGAGAACCTTTAACCCCAGAACAGTATGCAAATATAGCACTTAATCTTTCACAAGGCATGGACGATTTAGGTAATCAAATACAAGAAGGTGCTGAGTATGATCCTCGCTTTGATGCTGATGGCGATGGTGTGATTACGGTTGAGGATTCAGCAGCAATTTTAAATGGTTCGTTTACAGTAAAACCTTTACCTAAAGATGGGGTAGCAAAGTACAAAGCTGTAACTACTGCAACTAGTGTTGATACTAAACTAGCAGGACTATCTGCACCAATAGGTCCAAGAAAACCAAAGCTTGATGCTGAAGGTAATCCAGTATTGGATGCTGAAGGTAATCCAGTTATGGAAAGCAGTTTTGGACCAAGCAAATCAATTACAGCAGCAATAGGTCCAAGAAAACCAAAGCTTGATGCTGAAGGTAATCCAGTATTGGATGCTGAAGGTAATCCAGTTATGGAATTAACTACAGCGGTTGCAGGGCTTGATGCTGCAAAAATAACTGCTATTACAACTGTTGCTAAAACAGCGGATATGGTTTTAACTGAAGCAGACAAAATGAAAGCAGCTAAACTTGCTGATGTGCTGCCCCCAATAAGACAACTTAATGAAAAAGGTGAGCCAGTTTTAGATGCAAATGGTAAACCAATTATGGTTCCAAACTATCCAAAAGCTATTGAGGTAGTAACAAACAAAACTTTTAATATTGAAGCTGCCTCATTTAAAACCCCAACCCCAGAAGCAACAGCCGCTACTGATTATGATCTTGATGAATCAAAGTATTCAACAAGAACCGTTGATGCACAAAAAGAATTAGCCACGGCTCAAGGTTTAGGATTACCCCCAGAACAGTCAAAAGAAGTGGTAAGTAATCATACAAGTGATCTGGAAGCAGCTAAAGGTAAAGTAGAAGATGGAGAAACTATTGACTCTGAAGATACTTACAGCTTATCCGTACCAGAAACTTCAAGTATTACTCTACCTGAAACACCAGACCCAGCAATAGATAAAGATTTTCCTGATGCAAAAGGAGCTGAGACAGACTATCAAAGTAATATAGAAGGTGCTAAAGGCAAAGTAGGAGAAGAGGAACTTATTAATGCCGACAACATAGGTGTTAATAAAGAGCTTGTAAATAGTGCTGTATATACCACTGCTAAAATTATGGAAGAACTTAATGATAATGCAGTTTTACGTGCGCCAACTCTTGAGCAAATAACCTTACAAGAGTCTATACAAGGGGTAGTTAAACCTAGTTCTACTGTTAGAGGACAGATGAATATCATCATGCAAGAGTTTAATGATGGTACACCGGCATGGGCAGCATCAGCAATGAGAGCTACAGCAGCACTTATGGCTTCAAGAGGTATGGGCGCATCCTCAATGGCAGCATCAGCTATGCTTCAAGCTTCATTAGAGTCTGCATTACCCATTGCTGAAAGGGATGCTAGAATTTTTAGCGAAATGGATATGTCTAACTTGACAGATGCTAGAGCTGTAGCTTTATCTAATGCTGCTGCGTTGCAAGGCCTTGAGTTACAAAACCTTTCCAATCAAAATAAAGCAGCTATACAAAATTCTACTAATGCATTCTCACTTCAAAGCGACAACTTAAGTAATATGAATGAGGTTGTTCTTGCAAATTTTACTGTTAAAGCTGCACTACAAAATAAATCTTTAGATTTAAATGCTCAAGTTGCTATAACAAATGCTTCAACATATGCTGATATGAAAGAGTTAAATTTAAGCAATGAGCAACAATCATTACTTCAACAGTCTGCTGAAAATTTACAGATTGAACTATCGGAATTAAATAATGATCAACAATCTGCTATAGCATCTCTACAAGTTAAAGCAGCAATGATGGGTCAGAACCTTACTAATGAACAACAAATGGCTGTGCTTGAAGCTACTAATGCTTATAGTGCAGCAGAGTTTGATGCTTCAGCTAAAAATAAAGCATTTCTGCAAGACGCTATATCAAGATCTGCCCTTGAAGGTAAGTCAATGGATATAAGACAGCAGACTGCTTTGTTTAATGCTGCCAGAATTGCTGAGGTCAATGATACAAATCTTACATATGAACAACAAGTTAATCTACAAAAAAGTACTGAAGCTCTTAATATTGAAGTAGAAAATTTAAACAGTAGAGAAGCTACAGCTCTAGCTAACGCACAACTGAGAGCCGCACTTCAAGGTAAGGTTTTAGATAATAAACAACAAGTAGAGATACTTAATACTGAACGTTATGCTTCTGCAAATGATATTACCCTGACAAATAAACAACAAGCTTTTGTCCAAGAGTACGCTGCCCGTACTGCTTTGGAAGGTAAAGTCATAGATAACAAACAACAAACAGAAATATTTAATGTTGCTAATGAATTGCAGGAACGTGGCATTACTCTTGAAACTGAGCAATCTACCTTAATTTATAACATGACTAATAATTTAACGGTAGAAACTACTAACCTTTCTAGTAGGGTACAGGCATCATTAGCTAATGCTCAGATTGAAGCTGCATTAGTGGGTCAAGAACTTAGTAACGCCCAACAAGAAGCAGTTATTAATTCTGAAAGAATTGCTGAGGTTGCTAATCTTAACTTTGCTAAAGAACAATCAGAAGCAATGCAAGACTCTAAACTTGCACAAACAGCAAATCTTGCAAACTTAAGTAACGAGCAAGCATTAATTATGGCTGAAGCTGCTCAACTTTCTTCTTTAGAAACAACCGAATTAAATAATAGGCAACAAGCTGAAGTTCAAAATGCAAATAATTTTTTACAATTAGACTTAGCTAACCTTGAGAATGAACAACAAATTGAGATATTTAAATCTCAACAACAAGTAACTGCTTTGTTTACAGATGCTGCTGCAGAGAATGCTGCATTAAATTTTAATGCTGCGTCTGAAAATCAAACCAATCAATTCTTTGCTGACTTAGGATCTAATGCATCTAAGTTTAATTTAGAGCAACAAAACATAATTAAGTCCCTAGACTTAACTGAAGCAAATTCAAATCTAAAGTTTAATGCCTCTTTAAAATCTGCAAGACAACAGTATGAAACTTCTAATGCATTAATTATTGAACAGGCTAATAGTACATGGCGTCAAGAGATTGCTACTATAGACACAGCAGAAGAGAATGATGCTAATGCTGCTGCAGTATCAGTAGCTGTTGGTATTACCAGTGCTGTAATAGATCAGATTTGGCAAAAAGAACGTGATGATATGGACTATGCTTTTACAGCTGGTGAGAGTGGACTAGACAGGATTACACAGATATTGGTTGCAAAACTTCAAGGTCAAGCTGAACTGGATGCAATAAACCTTGCACAGGATTTAAAAGATGATGCTTCTCTTGGTCAGGCCCTTTTTGATTGGGCAACAGGAAGATAAAAATTTACAATAAAGTAAAGAGGTCGTAAATGAGCTTATATAACAAGAAAGAAATTCTAAGAGCGAGAAAAAGATTAGGGCAAGTTGGTTTTCAAAATCAACGTGTTCTTGAATCCAAGGCTCTTATGGAAAGAAGTGTTGCTGTTAATATGGCAAGAGGCAAAAAACGTTTAGAATATATTAGGGCAGAAGCAGCCTATGAACCTGCTGAAAAAATAAAAGAATGGCAACAAGCTAACTACGAAGTAAGTAAATCTTTTAAGGATTCAGTAGCTAATGAGTATAAGGTTGCTAGTTCTACACAAGATGATATGTTAAAAGGTTTTTCAGTACCAACAGTTGATCCAGATTCTACATCAACATCTCTAGTAAATCTTGTTGCAGGTTTTGAAGGTTTTAGGGAGACTCCTTATGATGATTATAAACAACAATCTATAGGTTACGGTAGTAAAGCTAGTGGCAAAGATCAAGTAGTTACTGAAGAACAAGCTAAAATAATGCTGTCAAAAGATTTAAGTTCTGCTAAAAAATCTGTTGAAGATTTACAAGATAAGTACGGGTATAAATTTACAAAAAATCAAATAGACGCTCTAACAAGTTTTACTCAAAATTTAGGAAGAAGTAGGTTAAATCAGTTAATGGATGGTGGTAAAAGAAATAAACAAGAGATTGCTAAAATGATGTTAGAGTATAATAAAGCTGGTGGTAAAAAACTAGACGGGCTTGTTGCTAGAAGGTTAGCAGAGCAAAAACTTTTTAAGGGTGAATAAAATGAGAATACTTAGTGGTCCTATTCCCGGCCAATCTTTAACTAAAAAACCCGGTAATTATCCTTGGGATAAACCCAGTAAATTTAATAACGTAGATGAAATAATTGAACTTCACTTAGACGATCTTTCAGAGGAAGATTCAATAGACAACCTATTGCTTATTCTTGAAAGGGGTTTACCTTTAAATGTTTTAGTTGAAACTTATTTAACCTCTAAAGTTTCAGAAGGTATGCATAGTATAGATGTTAGTATACTTGTTGCACCAGTGCTTCATGAGTTTCTTTATAACTTAGCAAAAGATTCAGGGATAGACTTTAAAGAATTTCCTGATGAAAAAGTTATGGGTACAAAAGAAAAAGCGTTGTCTCTTTTAAAAGCAGAATTAAAAAGTACACCTGAAGAAGAACAAGACTCTGGCTTTGAACTTTTAGAAGGTATGGCAACAACTTTAAAAGATCAAGTTGAAGAAAGCCCAGCTAAACAAGAAGAAGAAACAAAACCCTCAAAAGGTTTAATGAGTAGGAGTACTTAAGATGGGATTTAAAGCTGTCCTCGGAGGCGCTGCAAGACGTTACAGTGAAAATTTAGATGAAAAAAGAGCTTTTATGCAAGACAGAGTTTCAAAGAATAGAGAGTATCTTTTAACTGCTGGCTTATCTAAATTTGAAGAGATTAAAAATTTGAAAGACTCTAGTAAGGCTCGCATTGCTGAAGGAATAAAGTTAGGGTTTACTCAACAAGCAGCACGAGCGCTTGAGTTTCAAGGTGGTTTAGAAACTCAAATAATTAAACTTAAAAAAATTGCTGAATCCAAAGGTGGTGCTGTAAATAGAGAGGCACTTGAAAATGTAAGTGAACTTATTTGGAACTCTATTCCAGATGAAGAAGGCAGAGAAAAAATATTAAATTATTTTACTGACAATGGTGTGCCTAGTAATGTAGATGATCTTCAAGATCAATTTATTAGAGCCATTACAAATGCTCAAAGAGATGATGCAGACTTTTTATCTGCAAGAGAAATACTAAGTCGTGCAAGGGAAAGAGGAAGACCAGATGTAACTGTAACTGTTCCGCCTGTGCAAAACTATCAAGCCCTTACAGGTGATTTTGGTCTTCAAACAGAATCAAAATTGCAAAGAAATATTGCGGCTAGGTTATCAGGCATTGCAGGTGCAACTTTTTCTTTTAAATCTGAGAATGACCCGCAGCCTCAGATAGTGGGTGAAAATGCACAACAAGTTAGGATAGCAATTGATAATTTAATAAGGGGTTATAAAAATTCTTATAATAGAAATGAAAACGCTTTAAATTTTCTAGACACTGAAATTTTAAGACTTAAAGAATTTTTACTTTCTGGACAACCTACATCAGATGTATGGACCGCATGGAATAAGGCAAACCCATAATGGAAGAAATAACTACTAGCAAAATTAAAGATTTAGATTATTATATAACCCCTGCTGATAAATTTAAAGATTTAACAGAAGATGAAGATTTTCAATCAGACTTAAAGTCTTTCTTTCAGGGTGGAAGATACAATCTGTCTGATGCTGAAATAGCTGAAGCAGGTAGAGAAGGTATGCGAGATAAATTTATTGAGCATATGAGGTTTCAATCTTGGAATGATTTTACAGCAGTAAAAGATTTAAATTATGTTAAGAATCCCAAGTATAATCCTGATGGTAAAGAATCTTTTGGTAGACTTATTCAAGCTTGGGATACCTCTGAAGAAGCAGGTACAGGTATTCTTTCTGGCTTAGGTGATTTTACTGAGTCGTTAATTAAATCTCCCTCTACTTACCTTGGTTTTGGTAGTCTTGGTTTAGCGAAGGCAGGTGCAAAAGCAGCTACTAAAGGCACACAACTTTTAGTAAGAAATAGAATTGCTGATTATTTTAAAAAGAAAGCTGTATTAAAAGGTGCATTAGGTGGTGCAGCTATTGAGTCTAGTATAGCTGGGGTTCAAAGTTATGGTGCTGGGAAAACTAGAGAAAATCTTATAGAAGGTTATGAGTATACCCCTAAAGATACAGCTATAGACATGGGTATAGCAGGTACTCTAGGTCTTGTTACAGGTGGTGCTGGGGGATATTTATCAGGTAGAAAAACTAGAAATGTTGAAGAGCTTATAGCCAAACAACAAGCTACCAACAAAGCTAATCTTGAAGAAGTATCTAAAACAGCTAAAAAAACTTTTGAGTCGGTAGGTTCTCAAGAATTTAAATCAGCACTAGAAAGAACTTTAAAAATTCAAAACATTATTGCTGCAAAAAGGGGAGAGAAAGTTACACTAGATCCCTTGGATGCAGACAAGGTTGCTATGGGTCAGGCAATACTTAAAGGTATACCTGAAGGTCAGGCAGTGCCTGAGTTTAGTTCTGGTTTAAGTATAGATACACTTCGTTCTATAACAGCGGCAACACTGGATATTTCTAAAGAACTTAATGTTCCAGAGGGAACAAGAATTACTGCAGCTATTGCTGAAAGAATAAGAAGTGAAGGTATTGATGGCGGCTCTACATTTAAAGTGCTTGATGATATTAAGTCTAAGTACGGTCTTACCTCTGATCAACTATCTCTAATATACTTAGCTGATCTTTCTGATGCGGGTAGAACTTTGGCAGAAGCTTCAATTGTTAAAAGAAGCACACAACAAGCAAGTAAAAAATCTTTGGATGACCTTGCATTTAAAAAAACAAATGTCCTTAATGATTTAAAAACATTAACCTCAGCCTCACTAAGCACTATTGATGATAAACGTGCTGCAGATATTGTGGAAGAAGCAATAAGTAATACCGTAGGCTCTGGTATTGACTTAGGAAAGGGTATCTATCGTAGTGTGCAAATACTAGATCAAATGCGTATTGCATTTATGACTTCTCAGGTTGCTACAACTGCAAGAAATGTTACCTCAACAGGTTTGCTTGGTGTTGTAGAGGGTATGGACGAGTTTAACAGAGCTTTATTAGGTGCTATAACATTAAAAAGAAACGACCTAATTAATATTAAACCTAGAGAAACTGGTGAACTAGGTGTTAATATTCCCTTTACTGATAAACGTCTTAGCTCAAACATGGTAAGTAATATGACTGCTACTCTAAGAGGCATGTCTTTAGACAGCGCCACTAGTGATGTGGTTAAAGGTATGATGGAATTAGAAATGCCTGATGCTTATATGCGCACTTTTCATGACACCATGCGGATAGAGCTAGGCACTAAGAGTATGAATCCTCTAGCTAAAGCTGGTAGATTTGTAAACATATTAAACACTGCTACTGATACTGTATTTAAACAGGGGGCATTTTTTAGTAGTATTGATAAACAATTACGCACTATAAATAACCCTGAACTAGGTTTAAATGTAAAAGATTTTATTGTTAAGAACGGTAATCTTCAAAAACTAGATGGCTTTGTATTAGAAAAAGCTCTTGATGATGCTAAGAGATTTACTATGCAGAGGGATTACTACAACGACACATCTTTGTTTGGTAAAGGTGCTAAATTTGCAATAAAAGCAAATGAAATAGCTCCTTTTGTAGTATCTAGTGCCATGGGTATTCCTTTTCCAAGGTACATTGCTAACCATATAGAAATGCAAGCAGACTATATGCCTTTTGTGGGTCCAATTATTGACGGATTAAACCGTATGGGTAGAAAAAAAGCTAAAGGAGAAATTACATTTTTTGGTGATGCATATAAATCAACTGAAGATAGGTATGTAAGGTCTGCTACAGGTGCGATGTTAATAGCAATGGGTTACGAGTTAGCTAAATCTAAAGAGGGTGAAGTAGATTACGCTTCTCTTGAGGATAAGATAGGTGCTGACGTAGATATAGGGAACTCTGTAGGTTTCTTACTAGCACCTATGTATATAGGTGATCTTATCTATCGTAAACAAATGGGGCTACCTGAAGGAGATAAGCTCTCAGACCTAGGCAGCGTTATGGGTGGTCTAAACGATATGGGATTTGATTTATCCATGTTTTCTGCAATAGCTAATAAAATGTCCGTTGAAATTAGTGGTGAAGGTAGTACACCTAAAATAGAAGAAGACATTGATAAAGAATTAGGAAGAGTTATTTCTGTTTTAGGTTATCCTCTTACTATTATTAGAGATACAGTGGGTCAATTTGACTACGATGCAGCAGGTAGTGCATATAACAGAGATTTAGGTTATACCCCTCAAGGAGTAGATGAAGATAATACTCCTATAAGGTTAGATATAGATGCATCTGAATCTGCTAACAATATTTTTATGACTGAAGCACTAAAAGCTATGCCAGATTTAAGGTCTGTACAAAGGTCACAATCTATTAATGGTGAAACAGATATAAAAATCTACAGTATTTTAAACCCTATGCCCATAGGTAAAATTAACCCGTTGAAAAGACAACTAACTGGTGTTGCTGCAGAACCTACTATGACTGAAATACAAAGAGAGTTTAATAAGTTTAAATTTGAAGAATATAAATATATATCAAGTAGAAGTATAGAGAACGCTGTGGTACACAGAAAGGTTACTGAAAGTCTTTCAGGAACTTTGAACGAAGGATTTTTAATGTGGAAAAAAGGTATTCGTCAAACAGGTAAAAACACACCACAAAAATTTCTTGGTCTTACTTACGATGAAGTATTAGAAAGAGCTGAAAAAAATCCAGAAGATTATCCTATGAAAGAAGCTTACAAAAGACAAGCAGAGATGCTTGATAGTTTTGTTAGACAATCAATAACTCAACAGTCTAAATTCTGGAATGATCTGTTTGATAAACTGCAACCTGTAGATAAAATAAATTATATTAAAAATGAATATCTTATTGATCTTAGTAAAGAAGGGGAAGATATTTATAATGAGGCTGCTAATAAAATCGGAGAGGGTATCTATGAAACAAGTGGTGCGTACTTAGCTGATGCAGAAAATCCTACTGAAGTTGCATCTCGTCAAATGATACTGATGCAAAAAGTAGAAGAACTATCTGGTAATAGAGTAGATACTGTGACAGGAAATGAAGCTGTTCGTTATGAACAAATCACAGGTAAACGACCTACAATTTCTATTAACCCCTAGTTATCATCTAACATAAAGTCTGCCCATTCATATGCTGAACGCTTTACCTCGGACATATTTAAAGACCCCTTACTACCTGATAGTAATCCAGCAAGAGCTTGTCCTGCTAGATACCTTCGGGCAGTGAGGGGTTTTATCATGTCTGGATTACGCTTCTTGCGTGTGTACTTCTTAGCTTCCTGCTCTAGCTTGTTCATCCTGTTTTACTTTTTTTAAGTTCTTGAAATATTCAGTGTTAAAACCAAACTCCCAATCTTTGTTAGGGCGTGTGTCTTTCTTATAAGGGTTGCCTAACTTACCCTTAATGAAAGCTTCTCTGCCCTGATCGTATGGCTTCACTTATGAATCTCCCTCATAGTTTCTCTCATTCTTTGCATATACCAATCAGCCTTATCCATATCTTCAACAGGTTTGTTCTTGTACCTGTGACGATGTTGATACTTGATCATATTACCGTGACAATATGCAATGAAACCTTCAACGCCTAACACCTGCTTGATATAGTCAATGCATTCTATCTCACCTATGTTATAATGTAAAGGCTTAGTTACAGGATTAAAAGATTTTTCTTCGGGGATAGTCCACTTAGTCAATACTTATACCCCTTTATCCACAGTAAAAGGAAAGGAAGTACATTTACTTATTGCCTTTGCATCTGGTGTTGGTCTTGAATTATATAACCTTAGCATATCAATCTCTCTCCATTGTTGGCAAGACTCTTCACTTATAAAGGCGGTGTTTGGAGAAAATACTATGAAAGTTTTCTCACTTGTTTTTGGTTCTATCATCATCATTACTACTGTATAAACCCATATCATATTACTTCTCCTTTTGTTTTTGTATATGATTTTCTAAATAATTTTTAGCTTTTGTTACTCTATCAATATTATCTTTAAAAGCACCAAGTCCTGTATTACAATTAAAACATAACCATGCTCTAAATGTTTCTGTCTCATGGCAGTGATCTAGTACCCAAGACTGTAACATTTTCTGTCCTGTTCTACTTACCTCTTTAATATTTCTATTACAGATAGGACAGCAATAGTTTTTGTCAGGATATGGATGCAAAGACTTGAGATGTTTGACAAGTCCTGATTGATTTCTAGCACAGGTTCTACACTTTCTTTTTATTTCTCCTGCCAACATTTGTTGAAAGTTATCAATAGGCTGAACTACACCACAGTTGTTACACTCTATGCCGCCCTCGTAAGGTTGGGGACTTAGTGCTTCAAACAACTCAAGTTGCATTAAGTAATATCAACCATCTCACATACATCACCACTACACGCCATTGTCTGCATCCCGCTAGTATTATCTTCTTGTTCATACCCTGCTAACTTTGTCCAGTCAATAGACAATGGTGATGCATCAATCATATTATAGTAATCTTCTTTGTCACACTCTTGGTATGGTGCTTGCTGATAGGTGTGTTCATTGTATGGCAAGAAGGATACACCTGACATTTCATCAAAGTGTTTATACACAAACGCCCCAACATCAAACCACTCGTCAGCTTTGACATTGATTGTAACACTAGGCTTATGCTCACACCAATGACGTTGATACATCAGCCACATCTCAAGCTGCTCTAATGCAGTCATGTCGGCAGTGCATGTAGCACCTTGTGGTGCTTGCATAGGAAAGCTGAACACAGTAGTAGCATCAGGCTTCATTACGTCAGGCTCATTGGGTATACCCTGATCCATCATAAACTTAGTCAATGGGTCTTTGTTATCTCCACGCACAGTACGGATATAATAGGGACTGTGACGAGCATGAATACCAGAAGATGAATCAACCAGTTGGGAAACTGTTCCGCTGGGCTTGACACAAGTAATAGCAGTGCTGTGATTGATATCAAGACGGTCAGCCCACTCAGCGTTAGTAGAAACAGCCACATTTTTAAGATACTCCAATGTTTCGGACAACCCTTTATTCTCTAAGGTCATCAGCTTATTGTCCATTATCCCTGTGAGTGACACACCGAGCAAACGTTCCGCTGATGTATTGGTGTGCCACACCTTTCGCAAATATGGGAAGTGAGTGTAGGTTGACTGAATGGTTCCAAGTATAGTTGCAATACGGGTTTTTCTTGCAAGATCTTCCAAACTGTCGTTAGCACGGATGACAACTTCCGTAAGATTACAAAACTGATTCGGCCTAAGTATGATTTCCGAACACGGATTTGTTCCGAACTCGTAACAAGACTCTCTCCTGCCATTCTTTTCAGCTTGTTTAACTGATGCTTCTCTGTTGAAGATACCTCTTTCACCACTACCACTCTCCATTAAGGCTGTCCACTCACGCATGAACGCCATGCTATCTGGTTTCTCTGTATAAGAGACAGAGTTATTAGCTAAAGCTCTATGACTTGCATTCTCCCACCAGTTACCAGACTTAGCGTGACGCATACGATCATCAGACAAATTGGATAAGCTGATCATAGCACTACGTCTAACACCACCTACTACCACTACCTCGCCTATCTTACACATAAGATCATGGCACTCAATACTAGAAAGCTTGCGCCCTTGTGCTTGTTTAAATATAGTAATAGCAAAGTTAAACAGATCAATCAATGGTGATGGACCTGATGCTCTACCACCGAATGTCTTTAGTCTAGCACCGGCTGGTCGGACTTTAGATATATCCCACTTAGGGATTTCACCTGCCCATAGGAGTGCCAAAACTTGTCTGAGTCCTTTCGCCCACCCTTCTTTACTGTCCTTGATAACGACAGTCGTATCGCTTTGGAAAAGGTCAGGAACATCTGGGAGATTAGTAATGAACTGACGCTCAACACTGAAACCAACCCCCGTCCCGCAAAGGAGGATGAACATAGCCTCATCAAAAGACTTAAGATCATCTACGGGTAGGTAGCTACAGTTATACATACAAGTATTGTCACGTGAAGAAGCTTTACCTGCTGTCATCATTGACCTCATGCTAGGCATTACCTCAAGGCCTAGTATAGCATCACGTATTTCGTCTGTTATAAATGGATCTTCACCATCAATTAAGGGGGATACAATATTGTTCATGTATCTTTCTACTGTCTCACCCCAAGTCTCACGACGACCTTTATCCTCAAGCCATCTAGCATATCTACTGGTGGCAATAAAGGTTTGATAGTCAGTAGGTAAGTAGTTACTTTTCATCTTTCGTTTCCCATAATAAATAATTCTTTTCTACCTTTTTCGCCTATGTGGGCTTCAAGTATAGTCTTAGCCCTTTCAAGCATAGCACAGGCAAAAAGTAAAGTCTCTTCTTTACTATCACACATAAGTATTTGTTGTTCAATAGGTTTCATTAATTGAGCAGCACGACTTGCAGTATCTCTATCGTTCATCTCCACTGCCTTTGATTGTACCTCTAGCTTCACGTCCGTCAAGCTTCATCATGTTCTGTGTAATAACAGAAGCAAGATTAAAATTGTAGTAGTTAGCTAGGGCAGTAGTATAAAATAACACATCACCTAGTTCACTTATGATAGACTCAGGAGAGACTTTTTTATTATCACGTATACGTTTTTTAATCTTACCTGCAACTTCTCCTGCTTCTTCACACAAACCAAGAACGTTTTCATTGAGCCTATCTTGTGGCTCAGTTACTATCTTTCTTTCTACCCACTCGCTGTAGCTTTGAAAAGCTTTCATTCCCTCTGCACTAATCATTAGTTTTATCCTTTTTTAAAGAAGTTTTTAATTTGTTTGAAAGTATTTCGGATACTACGTTAAGACTTGTTACTTGATAACTTAAATTAGAGGATAGTTTTTTATTGTAGAGTATCTCATTAAGAATTTTCTTTTGACTTTCAGAAAAATTTTCTGACTCATATTCTACATCGTCTAGTGTTACTTTAGTCACGTCTTGTTACCTCTATTTTTGCTATACTTAGATCGTCTATTTCATACAGAATATCCTGTATTAATTCTAGAACTACCCTAGAACTTTCTATATCATCCACCTCTAAATAATTACAAGATGGGTCTATTTTTATGTTTAAAATAATTTCATATTCCATGTCCTGAAACCCGTAGTTATACCACATAAATGAAATAAGTCAAGTTATGCTTTGCCATTACCCTCAGAAAATATTTCCAAAGGTTCAATACTTGTTTTAAAATGTTGTATCCATGCATCTGCATCTTCAAGATGCTCAAACCAGTAGTCAACATCTACTATTTTACCGTTAAGTTCTACCTTACAGACTAACATACAATTACAGTTATTAGGGTAGTCATCAGGGTCATCACTATCTTCTTTGGATATTGGACCTGACACTATATCCCAAATTTTTATTGACATAATTATTCTTTCTTCCAGTTACGTAGGAGTTCAGTATAGTGATCCATACCTATCATGACAACCCAAGGCTTTCTATCCGAGCGATAGAAAACTACAGGCTCTCCTTTGCCATGCTTAGATGCTTGTTCCATGTAACCATACACAGTTTTAAGGTCATTCTTTCTACGCTTGACCTCAATACTTATGGGTAGTTTCTTACGTGCAGCAGGAGATAACTGTATGTCTTCCCCTGTGTCACCCATAGTTGTGCTTTTAATATCATCAGGTTCAAACTCAGGGAAAGTTTTTAGTAACTTGTCTCTGACTTCTTGTTGACCTGTCCTACCTTTAGCTTTAGCTGCTCTGCTCAATAGGTGGCTCCCATATCTGGTCCACTTCTCTTCTCAACCAAAGTAATCTAGCGTTCTCAATGATGCGTTCAACGTCACCATCATATGCTTCTACACAGGCATCCCACAGAGATTGCTCAGTCTCACAATCATTTAGAATCTTACCTGCTTTAACGGGGCCACAACGGTGCAGCCCCTTTATGTTATCAGCTTTGTCACCTGTAAGTATTTGAGTATAGAAAAACTTTGTACCTTCAAATTCACTTACAGCACTGAGTTCTCTTCTAGTAAGATTATAATGAAAGCACGGTATCTGTAACATATCCTTATCAATAGATGCAACTACTGCATTCATCTCTAGTTTTGTTGCAGCTATAGCAATTAGATCATCAGCTTCTTCGCCTTTGCTTACAATAGCTTCATACTTATCAGTAAGGTAGTCACGTACATGCTTCAAGTGTACAGGTTTAGGGGCATCTTTACGGTTGCCCTTGTATTCAATTGTCTTAGCAATGTCAAAACGGTAGTTGCCTTTACCAGTAAGATACACTTGATAATCTGTATAGATAAACTCAGTATCCTCAATGACGGTATCAATCAAGGCATCAACCTTATCTTCTGCATCCTTTGCCTCAAGGTCATTTGAGGAAAACCCTGCACGGTATGCAATAATATCACCGTCAATAAGAATCATTAGAACATCACCGCATCTTCTTCTAGAGCAGGGGATTCAGTAGGTGGTGCAACTGATTGTATATCATCATTAGGTGCTTGATACTCAACGTGTTTTAGTACCTTAACCTTGTCCAAACGTGTACCTACAATGCTCTTCATCTTTGTATCATAGACTGATACAATAACTTCAACCAGTGAACCATTACCAATGCCACCTTCAGTGTCATAGTCCCACTCACTGTCATCAGCTTTGACAACTTGTGGTGGTCCATCAGCCCAAGCGTATCCTGTGTTGTACTTGCGCACAAGACGCACCATAGTACCCCTACCCTCTGGGTCTTCTTTGCCACGCTTCATAGACTTGGAAGCTTTAAGTAGTGCCATGTTCTTATCATCCATAATTAGATCAAGAGTACAAGCACCATCACAACTTACATATGCTTCTTCAAAGCCTAGCATGTCACGGTTCTGAGTAAACACCTTCGCCCACTCAGCAATACCAGTTAATTTTAATCTACGTGTAGCCATTTGGCCCTCCATTTATTAGTGAATATCACTATAGCGGAGACCATACTGCACATCTATTCCTAAGTCAACATTTAATTTAAGTTCTTCATTAAGTTTTTTTATAGCCCACAGTAATGCATCAGTGTGTGTCTGCTCGTCACCCTTCTTAACTAAGTTAATACTTTCATCATGGAATTGTCCAATGATGTTGCCTCTCTTAGTACGGTACATTGCAACCCACTTGTCAAAGCAGTAAGCTCCTGTACTTTGATTGATTGTAGAGAAGGCATCTTTCTCATAGCGTAGATTGTGCCAGAACTTACTCACTGGATTCTGTACCCACATCTCACCATCAATCTTTCTGATCTTCTGATCCTCAGCAAACTTTTTGACAGCCCAGTTACGCTCCCAATATGCATCAAGCAAAGATGATGCCTCACCTACAGACATGCCTGTCTCACGTGATAGCTTTGCTGCACCTACCCCATAGGTGGCTGAGTAGTTGACCACCTTGTAATTCTTACGCAAAGATTTAAGGCTAGACTCACCTGAGTTGTGCTTGTCTATCTGATCCTGAGTAACAGCACCAGCATGTTTAGCAAGGTCAAGGTGTGGATCAAAGCCTTCCTTAGACATTTCTTCTACGTAGTCAGGGTCATACGGCTTCATGTAGTGTCGCTTAGTGGTATCCTCAAGGGAAGTCATATCAGCACCACACAATGTGTAACCCTCTGGTGCAATCAAGCAACCACGTATCTCTCTACCCCAAGGCTTATCAACACCGGGCAGATTAACCAAAGGTTTTACATGCTTGAAGCGTAAGGTGTTAGTCAAACCCTTGACCCCAGCTTTAAGATAACCATTCTCCTGACACTGTATGAAACCATGAAGAATGCCTAGCCTATGTTGTATGACAGTTAGACCATCAAGTACATTCACTGCTGGGTTATCTTCAATGAGTAACTCTACAGACCTAGTAAGCTCACCGTTCTTACGGACTTGGGGTATCTTCTTCTCTTCCCCTGTCTCTTTGTTCTTATCAAACTTATAAGTGCAAGGCTCCCAGCCTAGACTAAAGAGCCAATCCTTAACCTGCTCAGGAGAGTTAGGGTTAGAATCCTCAACGCCCCTCACTACAGTTACATCACCCTCATAGTCTTTGGGTAATCCATGTTGTGACAATAGATTGTACCAACGCTGACCATGAGCAGACACAGAGCCATCCTTCTTGACGCACACCTTGGGCTTAGTCTTGACAGACATAACCTTACGCATAGGCATGACCTCACGTAGCTCCTTAACCTTGTGGTCTTGTTGCTCTTTTAGTTTCTCAATGCTTGACTCAGCAAGATCAACGTCAAGCTTCCACCCCACGTGTTCTGCAACATACGCACAGTTCATCTTGAACGACAGATAACCAAAGAACTTGTCAAGGTTTTTCTTATCCTTGTACACAAACAGAAAACGCTTTAGAAGATTACGCCATAGTTTCCAGTTGATCTTAACATCCTCTTCACAACGATGGATGTATACTTCTACTGGTTGCTCAGACCAATCAGTGATAACAGGTTTGGGTATCCCAAAGTCTTCACCGAATCCTTCAAGCCCATGCTTACCCCTGTCATAGTTCATCACCCATGACATAGGAAGGGTGTCAAACAGACGTGCTTTGATCTTGATACCAAGGATACGTTCAAGCACAGGTATATCATAACGTACAATGTTGTGACCTACTAAGCCCCTCTCATTCAGTACTAACTGTCTCATGTCTTCATAGTCAGTGATAGATTTATATTCATAACCATCTCTGGTGTAGGAAAGGCAGTGTATCTTTGAAGGGTTAAGACCGTCAGTCTCAATATCAAATACAATCATGCTGCCATATCACTCCTTTCAACATAAGACTCTTCACTTAGTATTGTAGTGTCAGGGTCATAATAAACTGACCCAGCGTTGCCTAACTTAGCAAAGGGTCTGTTCTTGTCAATGATAAAGTTGGTAGTGTTCTGCAAAACTTCGTCATCAGTCTCAACATCACGCTCAATCTTGATGCATATGATTGCTTCTTCCTCAAGAGAGGCGGCATACTTAGTGCGTCCATCATCATTAACCTGAGAGATAAAGATCACACCAATGTTCAGCTCCTTGGCAAGTTGTGCTGCACGTGAGCCTAGTGTGGTGAGTGTACTTGTAGCACCATCAACACCTGAGTTGGATAGGTATGCAAGACGTTGCACATGATCAATGAAGATGTACCCTGCACCATACACACTAGCTGCTAGACGTATGTATTGCAAAAGCTTTAGCGGATCATCATGTGACCTCATCTCAAAGACAATGGTGCGCTCACCTTTAGTGGCTGTCTTTGCTGCCTCTATCACTCTTTCCTCAGAGATATTATTCTCCCTAGCATCATCCTTGGTACGGACATTGCAACCTAACTCATAGGTAGCCATAGAACGGTAAGTTGTAGACTTCATCTCTTCCATGTGTAGTAGGGCAATGCGTACATCAGGTGTTTTTAATAAGCCTGTCTCAAAGTAACGTATCACCTCAGTCTTACCAGTACCACGTGGTGCTTTGATAAACGTGATGCCACCCTTAACTAGACCACGCAGCTTGTCATCAAGACCCACGTGACCAGTAGGCACATACTCATAGGGGTTCTCATTGCGTATAGCTGCCTCTACTTCCTCGTCAGAGCAGAAGAAGTTATCAGGTGAATACCTTTGTGGTTTAAGTGCAGCCCATTTAAGATCATCACTGTCACCGTTCATCAGGAAGTCATTAGCATCCTTGTGCTTGGACATAGGGACGTACCAAAACTTATCAGCTAATGCTTCATACAGTTTGTCTGCTGCACGTCTACCTGCATCGTCAAGCTCACCTGCATATACAACTTCCTTGAAGGAGTTGAGGTAGGTGTGGTTAGCCTTGATAAACTTCTCGCCTATTGAGGCGCTGGGCAAGGACTTTACTGGATATTTCTCACCTAGTATTTGATACAAAGATGCTGCATCAAACTCTCCCTCAGTGATGTATATGCGTGTGGATGATCCTGTGTTAAAATCTGGGCCAAACAAATTGTTCATGCCCATGCCTCTGTCTTTCATCCAAGACTTAGACTTGTCGTTGTAGTCACGGTACTTGACTGTATGCGGGTACTTGTAAGCGTATCTTACAGGTTTATTGTCTTCACCTAGTTGAACTTGAATACCATATACCTGACAGATATCAGGTTTCAATCCTCTTATGTCGTTAAAGGTGCTACTCTTAACGGGTATGTCCATAATACTTATCCTCTGTTTCAAAGGGTATGTACCAGCAACCCAATCAAATGTCAACATACTCTTCTTAGATGGGTAGGACTCACCACAGCTATGACAGAAACCATAACCGTCATCATTCCAGTTGAATGCATCGGATGATCCACAGTCCTCAAAGGGACAAGCTAGGTGTGGGTTATCACCCATCAACTAAAGCCCCCCATGATATAGGAAATAAATCTCTCATGCCCTGAGACACACACCGTGCTGCCTGTGAAGTTTCAAATTGCGTATCCTCTTTGCATCTTAGATTGCACATATCAGCAAAGGCATCAAGACTACCTGACCAATACCATTCAGTGATTGTGTTCTGTGGTAGTACTATACGTGCTTGTTCCTCACACACCCCATCAGAGAGTAAGTTTTGATACAGTATTAAGCACTGAGCAACATGCCTAGTCACATTTTGTATAGACATATTGCCTACAGCATCCTCTACTCTACCACCTGATCCTTGCTTCTTATCATCAGATGATTGACGATAATGATCAGGATAGTAGAACTCAGGGTCAGTCTTAACATACCTACGACTAATCTCATTCCACCGTAGGAACTTGTGCTTGACTAACTGTCTAGCCACAAAGATAGGCGCCTTAACATGGAAGGATGCAAAGGCATGACCGAATGGTGACATATGCTTATGCTTGGCTAAGTACTTGATCAACCTCTTGTCTGTATCATGTAGGATAGGTGTCATACGGTCCCCTTCAACACCACTCCAACCTAATTCCTTACTATTTTTACCGAAGGATACACGTGCTGCATTAACTACAGACAAGTCACTACCCATGTGGTCTATGTATGTTACTTCAATCATCAGTCATGCTCTCCGTTGTTACGTCTACCATTATATCCGTCAATTCTCCTAGCGAAATCAGACAACATCTTTGGGTTTCTGTTAGCAGTATCAAACGTACCAACGGTGATAGCTATTGCAGCTAATAGTAACACGTGAGCTATTGCTGTTAGACCAAACACAACATAGCTACCCAAGAAAATACTAAACACAATGCACCACATCCATGCAAGTATCTGCAGGATTAAATGACGGGCATTGTTGTCAGGTATATTCCTTAGTGGGCTTCTATCTGAGTCCATGATCAGTGTCCACGTTTCGTATATGTGCTGTCTCATTGACCTACCTTCCCTACAAATTTAGCTATGTGATTTACAAATGGCAACAGACTTATCGCCATCAAAAGATTAACACCAGTGTGTATCATGGCTATGCGTAATGTGTCACCTCTTGGCATACCGTCAGACACTAGCAGCCCTGCCAACCAGATCGTACCTGTCGTACCTATGTTAGCCCCAAGCACAGCAGCCACAGCAGAAGGTAACGGTAGTACACCTGATGCAACCAATGCAATGATAGCCGTAGTGGATAGGCTACTACTCTGCCATGCCAGTGTCATAACGATTGACCCAAAGAACATATAGATTGGGTTGCCCAAAAACCAAGTCAAGTGGTCTATGTTACCCATAGATTTCATACCCCCACTAAACATTTTTAGTCCCACATAAAAGACTACAAGTCCAATGGCTGTATATACATAGTTATTCAAGGTGCTGTACCTTTCCATAGTTCCAGCTCTGCCTTAGCTTTAGTTAAGTCTTTCTTTAAATCATGATACTTAACCACCAATCTTTTAGCTTCTAACTCCCAGTATTCAGCCTCACGTTTTAATGCTCCTATATCCCTAAGTAGTTCTTCTCTAGCCTTCATCTCTTTCTCCTATCCAATGCCTCAGTAGCAGTCTCAAGATTATGTTTGAGGTAGGGGTTGAGTGACGTAATGTTCTTATGCCCAGTGACAGACATAACCTGCATAGCCTCAGCCCCACCCTTAATCATCTCAACTATAGCTGTCTTTCTTAGATCACCCACACGTAGCTCTGATGATAAGCCACAGGCATCCTTTACCTCACCCACTAGGTAGGTCATCTGACTAACAGAGAGTGGTCTGTAGGCGTTGTCTGATGCTCTCTGACAGGGTACTACATACTGTTGCCAACCCCAATCAGCATCTTGTTGCTCAAGCATCTCCATCAGGCGATCATCAATAGGTAACTCAACGGTAGCACCACGTTTAGATTGTGTGATAGTTGCAGTCTTCTTAGTGAAGTCAATGCTGTCCCATGTGAGGTTGCGTATGTCCACAGGACGTTGACCCCACTCGTATGCAAACAGTACAAGCAACCCTACGTTACGCCACTTGTATTTACTGAACGCTGTGTCTAAGAACAACTCAACCTGTTCATTGGTCCAGATGATTGAACGTGGTGTGTGGCTACGCTTCTTCACGTTCTTCATGGGGTTATACATCATCAACTCTATTGAAATACAGTAGTTGATAAGCACCGAGAATATCCTAGCTAATTGATTAGCATGATCTGTACTTACAGAGGCTTCCCACTGGTCGTACATCTCAGTGCATATGTTTGTGTTCAACCTGTTGAGCGGAGTATTGCCTACTGATTTATTAAACACAGTGCCAGCACAAATAGATTTAAGATTGTACTCATAGTTTTTCTGTGTGTTGTACGACAGAGAATTAAAATGCTTTGTGTTTAGGTAGTAGTCTAGGACTTGGCTTATGGTAGAGCTTGGACCACATCTACCTACTACTATCTCCCCTCTCCTAAAGCTGTCAACTAAAGCTATTAGCTTGGGTATCTCATGCCTAGCTGTACGACCATCCCTAAATGTCTTAGTGGATAATATCCCAGCCCTAACTACGTCATCTGGTGGAACAAACATCCAGCTTGTACCACCGTCAATCTTTCGTTTGATCTTATGTGTATACTTCATGTTTACCTTCTGTATACTTTAAGTATTATTACTACCTTTATAATTAATAGTAGTAATAAAAACTTTAAGTAAGTACTTTAAGTTATACTCAATTAGATTGACAGTCAAGTGTGACCTGTTGTCACATGTACTTTCTTGCTACATAATCATTGGCATAACTCCGTGATTCAATCTTGGCCTCGTCAATCAGTAGATCAGGTGTGAACCCCATCTCAATAAGCATTTTAGTTACTAGATCAGGATGTTCTGAAACTAATATGTGCATATCCTCAGTGTCATAATTATCCAGAGGCTCATTGTAGTTACCATAAGTTTTACCACTTAAGCTATCCCAACCTCTCCAAAAGTCATCATCACCATAGTTCATCTCGTACATGGATGGATCACGTGATATCACTAGCTTGGACCAGTCAGCTTGTGTCAAGGCATACATCAACAGGTCAGCATACTCAAGGTCTTGTGTCTCATTGACACCGTGCTGACCATAGTAACCTACACTGATGTTGGTACACTCAGGAACTTTGTCAGAATACTCATTGCTGTCAGTGTATGAACCACCTGTGTCAGCCACAAGCTGTGGTAGGTCAAGTGCATCAGCAAATGATCTAGCAAAGTCATCTGATGCTGTACGTCTGCCCATCTGATGTGTGATCACTGAGTTGTCACCGTATCTGTCAAAGGATATCACTGCGTCAATGTGTGTCAACCAATAAGGATTGCTCTTGACAAGTGCGCTACTACCAATACAACCAGACTCTTCTGCTGCATGGACTACATACACACCCTCAATACCTGCCTCAATCATACCCATCATGAGCCATATACCAGTAGTACAGTCAGCACCAAGGCAAGATGATATAGTAGGGTCAGCTACGGATACTATGTTGTTAGTAACAACTAGCTTTTGTAAGCCCTCTGTCTTGTGTACTGTGTCATGGTGTGACGCAAAGCATATGGTGGGATTGTCACCTATACGCAGTATGTAGTTGCCGTTGATATCAGGCAAACCAAAGTGTGGTTCTAGGAACCGTTCACAGAACTCTTGCTGAGTGCTGGAACCTTGCGGTCTTTTGTACCGCAGCATTTCTATTAAGCTATACATTTTCAAACTCCTCTTCTGGTATTCTTACCCATACATCTGATGTGTCACAATCCCAAGTATCCTCATGTTTAAGAAACTCACTCTCTGCCACATTATCACCATCTTCAGTAGTACACATGACACTATTGGGATATACCTCACCGTCCCAATCTGATTGGAAGTAATTATCTTCCATGTCTACAGGTGATATCCATACCTCTTCGGACTGACAGTATGATACTTGATCATCAGGCCAATGCTTACCATCAGTACACTCTATGTAGTTGTTGTCACGGTCACACTCAGATACCATCTCTGACTGTATACCCCACCTACTGCTACTCCATACCTGAACAAGCTCAGAGTTGTGTACCATGTCACCTGTAACTTCGCAGTAAGTATGCTCGTTGTTGTAACAACACTCACAGTAATGTTCCTCTGTGTATTCTGAGTAGTAGTAATCATCCTCACTAAGACCATCACCACACTCAGAACAATTTGTGTAATGACCATTGAGTATGCCGTGGTATGTACTGGCATTTATCTCACCACAGCCATCAATAATGAGATACTTACCGTCATCAGGTTCAGTCATACGTTGGGGCATCACGTCTAAGTATGGACCGATGTATGCACCATTGTCATCGTAAGGTACAGCCAATACCTTTGCACCTATCCAAGATGATCCACTGTCATACCCTACTGCATTGATACTGTCAAGCCAATCTTGTAGTTGATTCAGAGAATTTTCACAGACACCATAGATAGGACCAGCTTGAGGTTTAGACTTGTGTGATGTACACACCACTACACGACCAGCAATCTTACCCTTGTCAGTCTCAAGCCAAGCAATCTTGAAGTCACCACTGCCATAGATAGAGCAAGGGTGAACCTCAAGTCTCTCAAACTCATACCGCATACATGAATGAGCAATAGCCTTTCTGGTAGTGGTAGTCCTAGGATTGTCCATGTCAGCTTGATCATGTGAATAGGCATGAGTGAAGTCATCAGGTGATGTACCTGTCTTGAGTGTGAAGGTACGTAAGCTGAACTTCTCACGGAAGGCATCACCAAGTATCTCAATGTCTGAGTCAGATAACTCAGGAAAGATATACTTCAATGCACGACCAGCTTTCATAGCTACATGCCTGTCATTGTCAGCATCCTTGCGGGTTTGATACAGACTGATCTTACCATGTGAAATCTTGGAACGGATAGGCTGCAATGCACGTAGACGTAACAACCAGTTCTGATCATCAGGTTCATTTTCATCCATGTCAGACTTGAGAAGAAAATTCCTGAGCCAAGTGACAAAGATATCATCTTGAAAGAAAGCATTGTCATCCTCAAAGGGGCCAAACCTTTGCAGCACAGCATCAGTAGGGTGTAGATTAGCAACCCTACGAACAATGAAACCATTGTCACTTGGTGTCATACCAAACATGACACGCACCTTGCTGTCAGCAATGGTGATGAAGCCACCGACCAGACCACCACCATCATGTATCTCGTCATTCTGCCTGACAGGGTAAGGCTTCCATCTCTCAATGTACATATCAACAAGGTAGTCACTGTTGTCAGTGATTGCCCTACCAATACATACACTCTTTGCAAGCTCAGGATCTACCATTACTATCTCATATGGCATATCAATCTCCTATAAAGAAGGGTGAACCCTCACACAGTATTGCATGAGGGGTAGTGATTTCATTCATCTTCTTTGAGTGATTCAAGAAAGTCAAACATTTTATTCTGTATGGATGACGCATCAGAACGTAGGTTATCCACCAGACCTTCAAGCTCACGCATCTTCTCACGATAGTCTTCAGCTTGTTTGTTAGCTTCCCACATTGCTTTGGCGTGTAGCTGTGACACATCATTAGATGTCTTGTCATTAGACAAGTTCCTGTTTTGTATCTTTCGTGGATACCCATAGTCATCACGCCACTTGTATAGTGTGGCTTGACTGATGTTGAAAGCCTCACAGGTCTGCCACCATGTATGGTGTGTGTAGTACTGGCAAGCACAATGGATCAGGTCTAAGCTATGCCTCTTGTAAGAGGGTCTTTTACGTCCCCCTGTTATCTTGTTATACCAAGAACACACGGCGTTCACAGACACATTGTACTTCTCTGTAGTGTCTTTCAAGGAATTTTCCTTGTAGAACTCTACTACTTCTTTCTTCAGATCTAAAGAATAAGAGGGCATTGTTTTTGTTCCTTTCTAAGAACGTGAAGGTACTGTCTCAGTACCATGAAGTACACCCCGCAAGGTGTACTCTAGGTAATGATCACGGTGTTGCTACATATAGAATAATAAAGAGTAGAAATACACAGCACCCACCCATAATAGTGTTGAACCAATACCATTTATCCATCACATTATCCTTTCGTATTCTAAGGTAGTCTCT